GAGTTGAACAGAGGGCTTGACAGCCCTTTGGTACTGTGCTATAATATATTTTAATTGATGGAGAACTAAATGACTTATGATGAAAACTCGCCTTTAACAGAAGATGGTCAGAGATATGAAGTCTATCTGAATACTACGAAAGATGTATTTCCTAAAACATTCGAAGAATTTGTAAGAGAAGGAATGTAACTTATGACTATGACACCACAACAAAAGGCTGATCGTTTGGCTATGATTAAAGAAATCGCTGAACGAAATACGCTGAAGCGTAAATCTACATTTAATACGCTCAAGCGTAAATCCAAACAGGCTTTACAGGATGTTGGTTCTATTAAAACCAAACGTGTGAGTAATGTTGTTCGAGAACCTGTACAAGGTGAAAACATCAACTATTGGACTGATGCTTCTCAGTATGCTGATGAGTATTATGGCGAAACCTATCGTGCAACCACAAAGTACGATAATGATTGGGGAGACTACTAATGAAGAATGGGGATACTCATTTAAATTCTGGTACGTTCTGGACATTCATAGCTGTTATGGTTATACTGTTTTGGGGCGAACCTAATCTTCTAGACCTGATTAAGAATTATCTTATCAGTGCTACTGTTATTCTAGAAGTACGTGGCTAATGCTAACCATCGAAGAAGATGAAGGCTTTAATGAAACTAAGGTAACCATTTTGGATACCTCTGAGTCCTACGAAGATGTCGAAATGATTATTGACTATCAAGGAGAAGTCTTCTTTCGTCAGTGGGATGAGAACGAAAAACGATATCAGGTGATTGGCTTCACATCTGATATGTATCGTAAGTTAATGGAAGCTTGGAACCTACCACATGGAATCTACCATTTTAGAAAGGATGTAGACTATGACAATGATAACTAGAAAAGAACTAGTTGAAGTGCTACAGAAACACGTGTGTGAAGTAGTATTCGAAAAAGTAAATGGTGAAATGCGTAAGATGGTTTGTACACTACGTGCCGAAGATCTTCCGCCCGCAACTAAAGAGGATCCTCTGACACAAAAGAAGATCCGCAAAATTAACGAAGAAGTTCTACCTTCTTGGGATGTTAACAAGAATGGGTTTCGTTCATTTCGTATGGACAAAGTCAAATCTGTGACATCAACTGATGGATCGTTTAACTGGCAAGATCCTAAGTGGGAATATGTGGATGTACAAGTACCGCCACCCATGGAATTCATCGAAGAGGGGAAGCCTAAATAGTAATTTAAGAGGGGAGTATATTTGCACTTTTATATCGATCAAGAAATACTCTCAGTGATATTCGGCGTGGGTTGCGCAGTATGTGGCTTTTTTATCCACAAGACATGGTGGGCTAACAAGCATGAAGACATAGTTAGTAGCACTGTCGAATATCTCTGTGAACAGGGGTTTGTTCGAAGTACTTATGATGAACACGGAGAATTAGTTCTACATCAGTTTAATGACAAGCCAAATGTAAAGCAAATTAAAAACAGTGTCGATTAGGGGTTGACACTATTTGCAAATTAAGGTAATATAGTATGTAACTACTTGAGGAGATGATTCGTTATGGCTAAAAGAATGAAAGCAAAATCACTACCACGTGCGAGAGCTAGAACAGGAATTGGTGCCGCACCCGACACCAACTTTAGCCACTTTAACGAGTACATCCGTATGGAAGTCGATAAGAAAGACATAGCGTCATTCATTAAGACTTACATCAAGCAGACATTCGACAAGGATACCCAAGAGGTATATCTTGCCGCTCCAGAGTGGGCTTTCACTCCAAAGCACTTTATTGCTTCTACTATTCTGTGGGAACAAAAGGGCAAAGTCTTTCCAGACAATTGGAATGCAAAGAACGCTTTGAGCACTTTCTTCAAATACCTTGAAGACCTAGGACTTAAATCCTTAGTCGAAAAGGAAGAAAATGGGGAAGTGCAGACAATTACACGTAAGACACCCGCTGAGATCATCAAAGAGAAGACTTCGGACTTCATTGGTGGTATTGAGTCTACACTTGATGAATGGCCTAACGTCACTCACAATGTGTATGAGGATTTGGTTGGGGGAATTTACCCACAGTCAACGGCGAGTGCAGTGGTTTCTTTCTACACACCATTACGTAATGAACTGACTGAGTTGATCAATAAGAGAACTCCCGATCTTGTTGAGGCATACTCTAGTCAACCACTGAGTGTATGGAAGAAATATCTCGAATTCGTTCAGAGTATCATTGATGATGCTGATAAGTATGTGGCAGTTAAGAAAGCTACACGCACACCACGTAAACCACGTATCAAGAGTGCGGATAAGCAAGTTGCCAAGATACAGATTTGTTCTGAAAACAAAGAGTACAAACTAAAGTCAATACACCCTATGTCAATCGTAGGTGCTATGAGACTGTACGCCTTTAACGTCAAAACAAAGAAACTGACCGAATACGTAAGTCATAAGGCAACAGGGTTAGAGGTGAAAGGCACTACGTTAAAGGGTTGGGATGCAGATCTGTCAAGGCAGATTACGCTTCGTAAGCCACACGAGGGTCTCCCTGTTGCCTTAACTAAGACTGCAAACCAGATCAATAAGATGTGGAGCACCTTAAAGACGCAAACAACCGTTCCAAACGGAAGACTAAATAGGGATACAATCATCTTAAGGGCTATGAGTAAATGAGCGAAACAGGGTTTCTGAATAAAAGTAAATTTTCAAGAATGGTAGAAATCTCTGTGTTTGGTAAAAAGCTATCCTATATGGATGCAGTCATTGATGTCTGTCAAGAGACGAACATCGAACCAGAGGATGTAAAGAAGTTTCTTAACGGTGTTATCGTTGAGAAGTTAGAGGGGGAAGCTATGAAGTTGAACTATCTCCCTAGACAAAATACGCTATTGTTCGATGATTGATGGTTGACACCACATCGATTCTATAGTATAATAATTCAGTAATACAAATATAATTCAGCAATACGAGGAACATACAAATGTCTTTTGCAAATCTAAAAACAAAACGTAACCAGATCTCTGATCTTCTAGCGGCGGCAGATGCCGCAGGTGGTGGTGCCACTGGTAAGAAATCATATGGCGATGATCGTCTATGGAAACCAACAGTAGATAAGATGGGTAACGGCTTTGCTGTTCTACGTTTCTTACCTGCGGCAGAAGGACAAGCCCTACCATGGGTTCGTTACTTCGATCATGGCTTTCAAGGCCCCGGTGGTTGGTACATTGAGAAGTCTCTGACTACTCTTAACGAACAGGATCCAGTATCCGAATACAACTCAACACTATGGAACAATGGTACTGAAGAGGGCAAGACACTTGCTCGTAAACAGAAACGCCGTTTACATTATGTTGTTAATGCATTGATCGTATCAGATCCTGCGAACCCTGCCAATGAAGGTAAGGTAATGTTGTATCAGTTCGGTAAGAAGATCTATGATAAGATCATTGATGCCATGCAACCAGAATTTGCAGACGAGAAGCCTGTAGATCCATTTAACTTTTGGGAAGGTGCAGACTTCAAACTGAAGATCCGCCAAGTCGAAGGCTATCGTAACTACGATAAGTCTGAGTTCGCTTCTCAGAGTGCATTGTCTGATAACGATGCTGAGTTGGAAGCTATCTATAACAAGATGTACGACTTGAGTGAGTTTATCGATCCTAAGAACTTTAAATCATATGATGAGTTGAAAGCTCGTTTTGAGAAAGTGACTGGTCAATCGACTATGACCACACAAGCTCGTCAAGACTTGTCGGTACAGGAGAGTGCTCCACCTATGGCAACTGCTACTGCCCCATCTCCACAAACGGAGTTTGCGCCAGTAACGGCAGAGGCAATGGAGACAAGTAATGATGACGATACGTTATCCTACTTCTCTCGCTTAACAGCCGAAGACTAAAACAAAGGGCAGGGGGAAACCTCTGCCTTTTACGCTTGTATATCTGGTGTAATCTTAAAACAATTAGTTACATGTCTAGCATCAGCATCAGGTTTAGTTAAATCAAGGATCTTATTCTGTAAGGTCTTTGCTTTTATGCAAGAGGCCATATCATTAAACAC